CCATGGTCATGAATAAGCCAAGGCCGCCATCAGGGCTCATCTACTCTGAGTTCGACGAATCGCACCACGTGATCAGCGGTTGGCAGTATAAGCCCTCGATGAGCGGGCGCATCGCCATTGACTGGGGATTCCGAAAACCATCTGTGTTGATTATCGTGCATGATGATGAGTTGGCAGCAGACGTTATCTGCGCTGAGATCAACCCTCAGGAAGTCACCACCTCTCAACTAGCAACCCTTATCCTAGCTGTGGCGTGGCCTCGCTCGCTGAGGAGCTCCGCACCGGCTGAGAGAATATGGCTAGACAATGGAGTCGCTGACAAGGCGGGGCGAGCGCGGAATGATCAGACAGGGCGCTCAGCCTTCCGAGCAATGAGAAGTAACCCACCTCATGGGCTCGGCTTACCTCTGAGGTCGAACACTGACCCCATCAGGACAGACGTTCTCAATGGGATTCAGCGATTGAAGCGCGCCTTTGCTCGAGGTCAATATCTCATCACTCGTGAGGTGTGGGACCAAGGCGAGCGCGCTCTAGGGAACTCAATCAGGAAGGCCCTCATGAGCTATGGATGGGATAACAAAGAGCAGCCTAAGAAGGACGGGAGAGAAGACCCACTAGACGCTCTCCGCTATGACTGCATCACTTGGAACTGGTCAGACTCGTTGGTTGATCAGCGGAACTATCAACCACGAGCGACAGCACCCAAAGACCGCCGAGTCAGAGTAGGTGGCGCTAAGAGGAGAGACTTTTAATGAGCGATAAGGTCAACCATCCTGATCATTATCAAGGACAGGGCTATGAGGCTATTGACATCATCGAGGCGTATAAGCTGAACTTCGCTCTAGGTTCAGCTTTGAAGTATATCCTCAGAGCAGGGCGCAAGCCTAACGAACCCGCCACCGATGATCTCCGCAAGGCTATTTGGTACTTGCAGAGAGAGCTAAAGCGCAGGAATGACAATGAAGATCTATGATGACGGGATAGGTGAAGTGACTTATGTAAGCCACATGGGTCACGACTCAACGCCAGCTCACTCGGCGCGGGTGAGCCTCTATGAAGAGGCGACCAGCTCAAAGCTACAGATGACCAACAGAGACGCCATGCTGATCAAGTATCTTGCGAAGCATGGTCACACCTCACCCTTCGAGCACTGCGCAGCCACCCTTAAGATCACCTGTCCTCTATTCGTCAGGTCGCAGATCATGAGGCATAGGACGTTTAGTTACAACGAAGTCAGCCGACGCTATACATCAGAAGATGTCCAGTTTTGGACTCCATCAGCTTTGAGAGCTCAACATCAAAAGCGCTTGCAGTGCTCCACTGATGAGGTGGTTCATGAGTCTGACCACTGGCTTCAATGTTGGGATCAGCACCACGAGAACTGCATGACGTTCTACCAGCTTATGCTCGCCTCCGGAGTCGCTCGAGAGCAAGCGCGCGCCATCCTGCCTCAGTCCACATACACTCACTTTTGGATGAGTGGGAACCTTAACAACTGGGCTAAGTTCTTGAAGCAGAGGTTAGACTCACACTCTCAGCCTGAGACAAGAGCTGTAGCAGCTGCCGCTCGTGATATACTGATGAGTCACTTTCCCACATCTCTCAGCGCTCTCCTAGATGACGCTGAGAAAGTCGAGCATTGAGGTCACTATGTTTGAAGATGATGATGAAACAATCTGCGCTCATTGTGGACTCGTTCAGTGTCTCTGCGATGTGAGGCAAGAGCACGACTGCGATGATGATGACTGTGATTGTGGTGTGGATTGCTCATGCTGTATCAATGGTCAGTGCAACTGTCACTTCGAGGATTGAGCCATGAAGATCAGAGAGAGGAGGCTTGCCATAGTCCTCCTCGATCTCATCGGCTCCACTCAGTTCGTTCAGAAGGTCGGCGCTGTTAAGGCGGCGCGGTGGCTTCAGTATCACGACAGGCTCACCCGCTCTCTCATGTATCGCTTTTCAGGGCGAGAGATAGATAGGTCAGATGGATTCCTCTTGAGCTTTGAAGAACCTATCAACGCGGTGAACTTCGCGCTTCACTACCAACTCACAGTTCCACCACGAACCCGCCTCAATACTCGCGTGGGCGTTCACGTCGGGTGTATTGCTGAGGTGACACAACATGAGCTAGATGTGATGGTGGGTGCTAAGCCGATTGAGTTGGAGGGCATCGCAAAAAACATCGCCGCTCGAACCATGAGCGTTTGTGGTCCTGGTCAGGTGCTACTCACAGAGGAGGCGTTCAAGGAGATCAAAGGCCACACCAACAGCATGACACCCAAGGGGACAAGATACGTCATGGTTGGCCTCTATCGGTTTAAGGGTGTGCGTGAACCTCAGGTGCTTTATGCTGTCGGCTCACGCATCGAAGCTCTCCAACCACCACCGAGCAGTGAGAAGGCTAAGAGGCTTGGAGGGCCTAAGCGGGTGAAGTCGCGCGCTCGAGATCGCAAGCTGAAAGAGTGGGTGAGCTGGGTGCTGCCTAGATGGGCCCTCATCAATATCATTTACATCATCTGCTTGATGTGGCCTTGGTTGACTCATCAGCTTCCCATCATCGCAGAGATAGTGAGGTTCATCTATGGAGAAGATTAAGTCTGAGAGAGAGGTGACGAGCGAGATTAAGGCGCGGCGCGGTTGGTGGTTTAGCGTCTTCTTTATGATGCTCGTGGTCTTCCTGATCCTCTTCTTGACCTATGTTGAGATTGTCGAAAAAAATCGTGATGTACTTGTAGGGATCTTGGGCATGATTACAGGGTCAATCTCCTCAATGATGGCTATAGCCTCAGGGCGCGATCCTTCAGAGGTGGAAGAACTAAAAGATAAATTATCTTCAGCCAACGCCGACAGAGAAGCGCTCATCGCTCGCCTCAGAGATGCACAGATTCAGATGCAATTATTAAGAGAGCAGATCCATGAGCTACAGGTGGCAGTGATTGATAAGCTCTCTATCTTCGCCGGTGATCATCCCATCAAAACTAAAGATGAGAACTCGGTCATTCTTCATCCATCAGTTGAAGAGTGGCTCCCTCACAGTGGGCTAGACAAACAAAAGTAAAGCGATTATTATCTAGTCGAGTATTGATGCGCTCCATTTGGAGAAAGTGAGAAGACCACCCCAAGAGGAGCATCTATGCACGATCACACTGAAGAGCGTGAGACTCGACATTTTAGAGCGCTCTCACCTCGGTTTAGGACGCGAGGAATCACTGGAACTCAGATCAGTGGTGGGGTGATCACGGGCAAAGAGCAGAATGCTCAACTCACCGGCCTCAACTGGGTGCAAGAGGCTGAGGAGATGTTAAGGACTGACCCCATTGTCAGGCGCTCATGGCATATGCTCAGGCAGACTCTTCTCTCTGCCGCTTGGAGATTTGAGCCAGGGATTAAAGATGATCCTATTGCTGAGGAGCTCGCGCGGTTCGCCAATGAGGCTTGGGGATTTGATGGATACTCAGGTCAGATGTCGATCAGTTGGGAAGATCAACTAGCCTATCTGTTTGAGTTCGTTCCTCTCGGCTATCGATACGCAGAGGAGATCTACAAGGTAGGCCCTGACTCAAAAGGTGAGGTGAAGGTCTGGCTATCTCATTACGCCGACCGCGAGCCAAGCGCTCATCAGAAGTGGCTGAGTCGAGACGCTCAGCAACTCGATGGAGTGGTTCAAAACACAGTAGGCATCACCTACACTCCTGAACCCATCCCTGCTAACAAGCTACTCTTGCTCACCCTCAATAAGACCGGTTCAAACTTCGAGGGCGTCGGGATGCTTCGCCCTGTTTGGTGGTGGTGGCGTACTAAGCAACGAGTAGCTAACCTCATGTGTGTTGGCCTAGATAGATGGGCCGTCCCATCTCCAAAGGTTGTGGTCGACCGCTCTCAGGCTGAAGCGCTCGGTTTATCTGATGGTGATATTGACGCCATGATTGATGATGCAGAAGCTCAGGCAAGAGCTTTCATCTCAGCTGAGCAGAGCTATCTAGTAGAGAACGCCGCTGTCAAGTTTGACACTTACGCAGCCACTCCTAATCTCTACGCTGATGGACCCATCAACATCATCACCAAGTGCGATTCTCAGATAGCCGCCGCCTTCCTCACTCAGTTTGCCGACCTCGGGAACACTGAAACAGGAGCGCGCTCAGTTGGTGAGATTCATCTCTCTGTCTTCAGACGAGCTGCTATCAACCTTTGTGATCTAGTCGCTTCAGCTGTAAGCGGTATAGATCGAAGAGGGGCCGGAACCATAGGACGCCTCATCCGGTGGAACTATGGCGCAGTCGATCCTTCTAAGCTTCCTAAGCTCACCCACACCGGCCTCGATACTGATGACTTAGCTGAGTCACTCGGCATGTTGCCAGGTCTAGTTCAAGCGGGGCTTCTGACTCCTGATGATGAGCTTGAGCGAGCAATCAGAGAGAGACTCGGCGCGGGTGTGTTACCTGAGCAAGCTGAGCGCTCACCCATCTCAAGAGTCTCAGCTGTGGGTGGCGGTGGCTCAGTCTCAGCGCTCGCTGAGCAGCTCATCAGGAGGCGTCGAGATGGTTAAGCGGATTAAAGTCAAATACAGCATCCCTGATAAATACTCTCACATAGACTTCACCCCACCACGAGGCGCACAGAAGGCGGCTAAGCGAGCGCTAGAGGTAAGATCTTCTAAGCCCTCCTCTCAGCGTGGGATGACTCCCGTTGGCATCGCGCGCGCTCGTGACCTCAGCGCGGGTAAGCAGCTCTCTCCTGAGACAGTCAAGAGGATGCTCGCTTACTTCACCCGCCATGAGGTCGATAAGCAAGGATCAACATGGGATCAGCAGGGGAAGGGCTGGCAGGCGTGGCAGGGTTGGGGAGGTGATGCCGGCTATGCTTGGGCTCGAAAGGTAGTTAAGCAGATGGACTCAGCAGACAAGAAGACACAAGCGCTCAGAGCTTATGGTGAAGCTATTCAGCTCTCAGAAGCCCCCTCTTATAATGTACCCGATGGGCTCACCATCGGTCGACCATTCAAGACTCTCTCACTAGGTCAGGTGAGCTCACGCATGAGCGGTGAAGCCATCGGCAAAGAGATTGACCTAGAGATGCTCGGCGAGATGCTGAGAGTTTATCAAGAGCGCAAAGATGCTGATCCAGTCATCATCGATTGGCAGCATGCTACCTCACCCTTTAACGGTGGGCCTCCTGCTCCACCGGAGAGCGGGAACGCGCTTGGCTTAATCGTTGATTTAGAACTCAGAGACGATGGCCTTTACGCTGTCCCTGCCTACAATGAGCGCGGCTTGAACGTGGTCAAAGAGGCGGGAGGCGTCTTGTGGTCTTCGCCTGAGTTCATCACCGGCGATGTATTTGACCGTAGCGGAGGGGAGAAAGTCGGATCGGCTCAACTCCTCGCTATCACCCTCACCCCTCGGCCTGCACAGTCTCACGACAAGATCAGCCGAGTAACCCTATCAGAAAGGCTAAACATGGATATTGAGTCTATGTCACCTGATGAGCTCAAGGCTGCTCTTGTCGCGAAAGACGAGATGGTCAAGGAGCTCGAAGAGATGATCAAGGAAATGAAGGCTGACGCTGAAGCCAACATGCAGACCGAATCAGAAGATGACAAGGCTGAGATGGCCGAGAAGTCAGAAGATGAGAAGTCTGAGATGAAGGCTGAGTCAGAAGAAGACAAAGAGAAGAAGATGGGCTATCAGAAGATGAGCGAAACCATCGAGAGCGACATCAACCTTCTCTCTGAGGTTCAACTTCTACGCGAGTCACTCGCAGAGCTCACCGCTGAGCGTGACGCTATCAAACGTGATCAGGCTGTTAGCGCTCTACTCTCAGAGGGCAAGATCTCACCTGCTGAGCAAGCTGTGGCTGGCAAGGCGTGGGATCTCAAAGACTCATCACCTGAGTTCTGGCAGATGTTCAACGAGCGCTCAGCCTCTTCAGCTGTCCCTCTCACTGAGGTGGGTCATGGTGCGAGCGGCGCTGAGATCTCACAGCAGACTCTTAATGAGGCTGTTCTTAAGCTCAAGCAAGAGAAGGGCGTCACATATAGCGAAGCGCTTGACCTCTTCCGCGCTGAGAATCCTGACTACTACAATAAGGCCTTTGGAGTTTAATCATGGCTAACACAGACAACATTTTAAGCTTTGTCGCGGCTAGTGCTATCACTGAGTTCGCGATTGTCTCAATGGACGCAAACGGAAAGATCGCAGTGACAGCGGCTGGAACTGATGATGCAGTTGTTGGCGTTGCTCAGCGCGCTTGCTCAGCAGGTGACTCTGTTGAGGTTCTCATTCATGGCGTTACTCGAGTGATCGCTAGTGAGTCCATCACTTTTAACTCTACTCCTATCCTAGCAGCTGCAGCTGATGGGAAGGTTCAGCCTTGCGAGGGAACAGACACCACCTTCTACCCCATCGCTCGCGTTCTCCCTAACATTAACCAAACGAGCGCGGCGGCTGGATCTCAGCTTAAAGTCCTGTTCGTTGGCCCCACAAGCCTCGTATAAGGAGCTGACTAATGGCTAGTTCATACAGTAATCTGCATCCAGTCGACCAAATCCTATCCAACCTCGTCGTTGAGGCTGTCCCAAGTGATGATCAGCTGATCGCTGATAAGGTCTTTGAGAGCATCAAAGTCCCTGAGCGATCAGGCACTATCCTGATTGAGAATACTCGCAACTTCATGGGCGCTGGCACGGGTCTTGACCTCGAGCGCGCACCAGGGAGCTCACGCACCAACATCGGTGGATTCGACCGAAGCTCAACCACCTTCAAGGCGAAGATCTACGCGGCTCAAGACTCCATCGCTATGGAGGACATCTTTGACTCTCAGTATCCAGGGAGCGAAGAGGCACGCATCGCCAAGAAAGTTGCACGAGTCATGAAGCTCGGCAAAGAGAAGCGCGCTGCTGATCTCCTCTTTGGTACTGCTAACTTCAACAATGCCACAGCGGCGGCTGAGTTTGGTGGTGAGTTTGATGACGTCGGCTCAACTCCTCTCAGTGATCTCTATGACCTCCGAAACACTGTCTTCGAGGCGGCTCATGGTATCAACCCTGATACTCTAGTTCTTGGTCACAAGGTATTCCGCACCCTTGCCAAGAATCCTGAGGTCCGTGGTTATCTTGAGGTCGGTGGAGCTTCTACCGTCGGTGTAGCTGCAGGCTCACGAATCCTCAACAATGAGTCAGTGCTTCAGATCCTCCGTGACGTTCTCGGCATCCCTAACATTTATGTCGGTGCGGCTCGTCGTGACACTGCTGTCCCAGGCGCTACTAGCTCAGAGTCTTACATCTGGACTGAGGATTCTCTCTTCATGGGGATCCTCCGTGGCAGTGATGCAATCGTTCAGAAGAGTGGTAACGTCAAGGGGATGCCAACGGCAGCTCTTAACCTCGAGTTTGGTGGAATGATCGCGGGTCAATATGACTCACTCGATAAGACCCGTCGCTACGTCTACGCTGAAGAGGTCCACGAGTTCAAGGCGATTGATGGAACTCTCGGACGCATCATCACCAGCGTTGTAAACTGAGTGTGAGTAGATGCTTGAGGCTAGCCACATACATCTCTCAGAGGATGCTGACCAGCTCGCCATTGATGATCTGTCTCGACAGGTCAAGGGCGAGCGTGGGCCGGTGGCTAGTCTTATTCGTGCTCGACGCGATCAACTCAGAGCAGAGGTAGAAGCTGAGCGTGGCTTCACCCTTGCTCTAAAGCGAGCACGTAAACAGATTGTTGATCTCCTGACCATGCAGTCTGTGAGCAATGATCCTCAGCTCTTGATGAGCTTCACGGATGAGCAGATTTTAGATCTCATCCTACGTGGTGGACTCGGCTTGGCTGTCGATGACTTCATCGAGGCCACCACGAGAATCAGAGCAAGCGTTGAGAAATCGCTTGAGGTGATAGGCGTCGATCTATCCCCTGAGGCTATCCCTCAACTTGACCTGATCCAAGCGCAAGCGGCGAGCGCTGTCTTTGAGGACGTTATAGCGCCAAGTTTCACCAAGGCGGTGAAGACCTCTCTTCGCTCGATGACTCTATCCATACCGATGGAGATCATTAAGAGCGACCTAGAGAGACAACTAGAAAAGGCAGAGGGGCGACAGCTCACCGAGATCAAAACACAGATCTCAGAATATGGGCGCTCAGTGACAGCGGTGGCAGCTGCGGCGGCTGACCTCAACTACTATCTCTACACCGGCCCACGAGATGGGATCACTCGGCCCTTCTGTCGAGCGCTGATCAACCTAGTGGTCGATGAGACGCAGATGAGCAAGCTTAACAACAATCAAGGGCGACCGGTTAAGATAGCGTGCGGTGGCTTTAACTGCCGACACTCTTGGAGCCCTGTTACTGAGAGCTTCATCAAGGCGGCTGATCTCGAGCGCGCCAAGGCGAGTGATATTAACGACGCGAATACAGGAGCAAAGAAGCGATGAGAAAAGCAGTCAAAGGCCAAACACACTTCTTTGCTTGGAATCCTCCTCAACCCTACTCAGGAACTCCATCACTCACCATCGGCTTTAGTACCCCTCTCACTGATGAGGCGTTCACCCAGTCGCGTGCTGATGTAACAGTGACAGCAGTAGCAAATGATCGCCGAACCCTCACGCTTAGTGAAGCGGTGGCCACTCAGCTTGAGCGCTATGAGATCTCCGCCTTCATCAAGACAACTCGTGATACTTACTATGCAGTGAAGTTGAGCAGGCTAGGAGGGACCAGCGCCATCTTGGCTGAACCTCTGCCTAGAGAGTTAGACCTGAGTGGCACTGTCACGCTCAACTTCGCGATGAGCTATGTTAACCTCACCGCGCTTCAAACAGCCACGGCGGGTGTCTATCCATACACTATCAAATACGCTGATCTAGCTGGGGATAACCACGTTGAGACAGGACTACTCAAGGTCACTCCTAGGCCATTCAACACCGGCCTAGATCATGATGAGCTTGTGGGTCAGTTCGCCAACCTCGCTGATAAAGTTCCACGTCGTCAGAGTGACTTCACACCTCAGATTGAGGCGGCTCTTGATGAGATCATCTTGGTGATTCGTGATCATGTGATTGCTGACAATGTGACTGAGGATGAGGTGTTCAATCAGCAGAGCTTCAAGCGCGCTCATGCCTACTGCTCGGCTGCCATCATCTATGAGATGAACATGCAGTTCGACGCCGCCGAGACGATGAGGGCTAGATGTCGTGAGTTGCTCGATATCGCTCTACGGTCAATCACCTTAGATCTTGATGGTGATGGGGTGGTTGATGAGGGTGAGGAGAATCTTAGGCGTAAGGGTGGGAGCTCCACCGACTTTAGAGCTTCATGGTCTAGCTATGTGAAGAGTGAGAACGATAGCCGCTTCACACCAGTTAGAGGGATGAGGCACTAATGCCTAATCAGGTCAACATCAAGATTCCGCGCTCATTGTGGACCGCTAAGGACACGTTGAGGCTAGCGCAGAATACGCTTGCATCTATCAAGCTCAGAACCTCGAGAGGGCTTGATGCTGATGGTCGACCGTTCAAAGATTACAAGCCATATTCAACTAAACCTCTTTATGTCTCCAAGCGTGGCGCTCGCCTTAAACCCAAAGGGGGGCGACCATCCAAGACAGGTGAGAGCGTTTATTATGAGGGTGGTTATCAACAATATAAAAAACTGAGCAGGGATAGAGGCGGAGAAGGTGACAGCGCTGAGGTTGATCTAGTCCTCAGTGGAAACATGATGAATAACCTCATCGTCAAGCAAGCCACTGAGGACATGTTTGTCATCGGCCTCAGTAACAAGGCTCAATATGGATACATCGTCAACCGAGATCGTCAGTTCTTAGGCTTGAGCCCTCAGGATATAGAGATTCTAGTTGAGGCTGTTGAGATTGAAATAAGGAAAAAGTTCAAATGAGCCAAGGCATCTTTTCAGCGCTGGAATACCTAGAGACTCAGCTCGAGGCGACCTCACCCAAGAGTGATGTTTATCATGGCTTCGTCGCTCACGCTCGAGCTGATGGGATGGTTGTCCCATTAGAGGAGCGCTTCAACAGCAATCGATACTTCCAGCTTGATATAGCTGAGATGCCGAGCGATGACGGGGCGGCAGGGCTGAGCGGTAGACGTCGCGCGCTCATCGACCTCAGGGTTAGGTATGATATCCCTCATGATGTGGCCTATCTTCAGCGTCTCATGGCTGAGGATGCCGAGAGTCTACTAGTCACCCTCAAAGGGCCTAACTATTCACTCGTCACAACTGGGATTGTGTCAGTCATTCCTGAGACACCCATCTATGAGCCCTTAAACCTCGGTGAGCAGGGTGTCTTCATCCTGACCATCCCCTTTACTCTGCTTTATTTGGAGGCATAACATGGCGGTAACGCATCGCTCTTTGTCCATCGCTGTTGAGAGCTCGTTTGGCTCACTCAGCGCTTCTACAGGTCTACCTGATAACTCAGGGCTCACCTATGTTTCTATCCCTTGTGAGCGCGACCCCATCATCATCCCTGGTGAGCCAGTGGTCAGTGAGCGCAATGATGCTCGTGATGGTAACTACATGCTACCTCCTGAGCCTGATACAGTTTGGTCAGGTGGCTCACGAGTTCGCCGACGAACCGGTCAAGTCGTCTGTCGAGTCGACCTCACCACGATTGGGACAGCTGCGGATACTTACGCCGCCAACTATCTCGGCTACCTCCTCGGCGCGGGTATGAAGACCAAGCTTCCATCAGTGATCAGTGACGCCTCATTGACAGCGGTGGACGCCAACACATACACACCAGGGAGCGCACCGGCTGAGGCTGATATTGGGACGCTCGTGAGCACCTCTATCAATGGTCGCGCTGAGTATTCAGCGATGACTGACAACGCCGACGCTTCATCTGATGTCACCATCTCACCTGCTTTCTCATCCAGCTCTTACACTGCGGTGAGAGGTCTTCAAACTTGGTACATCCCTGGGCGCACTGCGACAGGTGACAGAGAGCACTCACTATCATTCCGCGTCGATGGGGTGAACTTCCGCTCTTATGCTTATGGCTGCGTATTGGAGAGCATGAGCATCACCCTTGATAATGGTCGCCTCATGGCTGACCTCACTTATCAAGCGGCGCTCATTCAGGATGACCACGGCTCAGCGGTTGGCCCCATCGAGCCAACTTACAACACCGGCGCGCCAGCCTTCTTCCGTGGTGCTTATGTGGTCGCCTCATCGACCTCACCCACCTCACTCACCAACGCCTCAACGGGTGACACTCTGGGAAGGTTGGCGCTCGATGCTGAAGACTTCAGCTTGACGCTCACCAATACGCTCACTCCTATGGGTCACTCTAATAGCATCATCGCTATGAGTGACATGGAGATCAGTGACGTTGTGGTTGAGTTGTCTCTTACTCTCAGCTCAGTCAACACCACCATCAGCAATGACTTCTTCAATCGTACTGTAAGACAGATCATCGTAGGCACTGGCCCTCAGGGTGATGGGCTCGGTTGTGCGCTCATGCTTCCAGCAGCTCAGCTCACAGTTGACCCAAGCGCTTATGATGTGTCAGGTAATGATATTGTGCGTCAGCAGCTAACCTATCAACAGTCTCGCTTCGGTGGTGATGTGAGTGAGGCCAACGCTGGCAACTCACCCTTCAGATTAGGACTCGGCGTGTAATATGGCTCTCTCTTTCCTCACCTCTTCAGATCAGACTCTTGACGTTGTGGCTACGTGTGACTCATCGGTGACTGCTGATGAAACTCAGCGCTCGGCTTATCTTGAGTCAGGCGATCTTGACCAACTCGGTAAGGTCGGCAAAGACGCCACTAAGTTCACGCTTAAGGCCTTGTCGCCTGCTGAGCGTGAGGAGGCAGAGGCGAGAGCAGGAGCACTCACACGCTCGGAGCTCGGGCGACTCCTTTGGACTGAAGCGCCAACTGACACGATGGAGCGCGCTCAGTGGCATCACAAACTCAGTGATGATGAGCGTGAGGCGATGAGCGATTATCAAGCTTATCTTAACCGAGTCTATAAAGAGATGATTAAGGCAAGCCTCACCCACATTGATGGAGCTGAGGCGAGCGCTGACCAGCTCGAGCTGATCCGGCCTGAGGCTCACCGAATCCAAACAGTGAGTGAGCTTGTGTTGCACATTCAACGAATCAGCCTTCTAGGCCTCGAGGGAAAATAGCTCTAGCGGCTTCAGTTTGGCTTCGCCACTCAAGAGGCCGCGCTTGGGACTGTACCCAATGCCGAGAAAAGAAAGGGCTGAGGGCTCAGCGCGGGAACTGTGGTGGACCGTTTCAGCAGGGCCTACCATCAGCTCAAAAGGATGATCGCGGCTGGTTCGTGCCAGGTTATCGAGTCGCGCCGGATTGTGGAGAGGGATTCAGTGACCTTGAAATCAGGTCTTGTCCTGTGGCCGGTGCGAATAAGATGGCGTCTCTCATCTCGGCATATCATCGACATCGAGCGGGGCTCTACTCCATCTCTGAGAGCTTCCCCCGTCCTAGTTGTGCAGTGATCGAGGCTATAGATATACTTCACAACAACACAGAATCAGCTCATTATAGAGAGCAAGAGCGAGCGATGAAGGAGGCCCAACATGGCGGCAAGTAATACCGTAGATATTGAAGTTAATCTAAAGGGTGCCTCAGCCGCCAAGAAGGGGCTCAACTCTATTGGTGAGTCAGCGGGTCAGATTGCTCAGAAGTTCGATCAGACCAACAGCCATCTAGGGGAAGGATTAAGCAGCCTCACCGGAAATGTTGAGGAGATGGTTGGGTCTTTTGGTGAGCTAGGTGGAGCGATCACCCAAGCAGGGAAAGCAGGCAAGGCGGGATTCTTGCTCATGCTTCCTGCCATCGGTGGAGTAGTGGCGGCCGGTTATGCTCTTTATGAGACATTCAACATGATCACAGGAGCCTCACAAAGAGCAGAAGACGCTCAGGAGGCTATGGCGGCGGCGGCTGGTGATCTTCAGAGCAAGTTAGAAGCGCTCGCTGAAAAGGGAGTTATCCCAACGACTCAAGAGCTTTATAAGTTCACTCAAGCTAATATCGCGGCACAAATAGCCAAAGAGAATCTACAAAAGACAATCGAGAAGACAACCAAAACAGAGCAACAATCTAGGGAGCTCAGCGTTAAGGTTGCAGAGTTAGAGAAAGAGAAAGCTAAGCTTCAGCAGCGAGCTAATGAGATTAAGAAAGATGGCGATTTCTTAACGGCGCGCTCGATGGACCTAATGGCAGCTCAGCTAATACTGGATGAGAAGCTGTCATCAGCAAAGGCTAAACAGGCTCAAGCTGAGCATGACTACGCCACAGCTTTAAGAAACATTCTCCCGCTTCAAGAAGAAGCACAAAAGAAGATCAAGGCGAGCGCTGAGCTTGAGAAGCAGTTAGAGGACCGCTCAGCAGAGTCAACGCTTGGAAGAGTCAAGGAGCTCGCCGCACGCTTGCAAGTGTTAGACGTCGCAGAGGCTGAGACAGTCTTAGAGGGCAACGCTTTAGAGTTACAGAAAGAGCGGATCAACCAAGAGAACCAGCTCTTAGCCATTCAGCTAGAGAGACAGAAGAGGAACGCTGATGAGCTAGCTAGCATCGAGAAGAGGTTAAAGGATCAGATCGCTGGCTATAATCAAGAAGCCATCATTGTTCAGAACTCAGAAGCTAAACAGGCGGCGATCCGAAAGAAGGCAGAAGAGGAGAGGGCGGCTGAGAGAAAGAGGAGATATGACAGCTTCAAGGCCATGCAACAAAAGCGCGCGGCTGAAGAATATCAGATCAGATCTTTAGAGATTGAGCAGATGAGGCTTCAAGGCGCTTCCATTGAAGAGGTCATGCAAGCTCGATATGAAGCAGAGATTAAGCTTGCAGGTAAGAACGCTCAACGAAAGCTAGCCATCGATCTGCGCTATGAGAACGAGCGCTTAAGGATTCAACAGGCAGCTGATCAGCAAGCCGAGCGACAAGCCGAGCAAGAGCAGAGGAGGGCTGAGCAAGAGCAGAGGAGGGCTGAGCAAGAGCGCCAGCGACTAGAAGCTCATCGTCGTCAGTTCTTATATGAGTCTCAAGCCTTTGATATCTCGATGATGAAAGAAGGCTCGAATAAAGAGCTAAGCCTCTTAGAGTTAAAATATCGTCAAGAGTTTGAAATGAAGGAGCGCTCAGAGGAGGAACTCACCGAGCTAACTAGGCGATATAATATCGAGCGAGCGGCCATCATTAAGCGATACACCGATGAAGGCAATGTGGCCTTTAAAGAATCGATGATGTCAATGGTGGATCAGCTCCCACAGCTTTTAGGCACTTCTATATTCCAGCACTTCACCGACGCGAGCGCAGATGAGGCGAGAGAGAACCTTCATGAGCGCTATCAAGAGGATGTAAAGAGAGCAAAGAAGGCGGCGTCAAAGGTTGAGGGAACCTACAAGCAAAGAGTTGACGCAGTTAAAAAGGCCAACGAGCAAATCAATGAGATGACTCTCTTGTATCAGCAAGAGCGCGAAAAGATTGCAGAGCAGGAGAAGTCAGAGCTACCTCGAGCGATAGGAAATCTATTGTTGGCTCTCGGTCAGCAAGCTCTCATTGAGTCGCTGATGATGACTGCTAAGGGTATTGCGGCCGCCTATATCGAACCACAAGCGGCGGCGGGATATTTTGCAGGCGCGGGGGTTATGGCAGGCGCGGCAATCGCGGCAGGTGTGGCGGGCTCGAGCTTGGCAGGCAGTGGCGGGGGTGGTGGTGGTGGAGCAGCTGCGGCCGCTAGCGTCTCACCTCTCGGCTCACCTCAAGAGGCTCCTGAGGTTGAGAGAGAACAGGCTAGGGATACTCAGATGGTGTTTAATATCAACTTCGGTGGGGCTGTCATCTATGACACCAAGGCGAGCGCTGAGCAGGCTTTGGCTGATCGCATCACCAACCTTCAGAATACGCCGAGACGCGGCGCACCAAGGAGGCGCTTCTAATGCCACTTAATAACCCTGCTCCTCAGTTCGGCCTTCTCACTGCGTATGATATGAGAGACTATTCAGGCGTTAAGATGTTCACTCGCAGTGGTGGCGCGGCTGTCAATATGACCACCTTCTCCAGCGGTGATGGGATATTTGAGGATGTCATCTTCTTACTCAACAGGCGCGCCGATGACGGAAACTTAACCTGGTCAGGCGCTATGGATCTAGTTAACACGTTTGGAACCTCATGGGTGGTGGGTATCGATTCAAGCGACAAGATCACCATCACCTCAGATGTAGACTTTGAGGTCAGGTCCACCGGCTCAGTTGATGCGCTCGGTATTGGGACGACGGCCATCAATGCCACACTTGTTGGGTCTGACTATGTGGTCACAGCTCCCAACGACTGGATCAGAGGAGAGCTCAACCTAGATGACGTCTCATATACTGTTGAGGAGGTGGGTGGCGCTGGCTCTTTCCTCTTCCCTAGCATCAAGGTTTATATGCAGGATGTGACAACGGGGCTCAGAAATAAGTCGACCATCAATGATG